TCATGAGGAGGTGAAGCCATGATTACAATGCAAGACCGTAAGAAGCGGATTGAAGATCTGCTAGATGAGCGTCTCGGGATGATTGAGAATGGGGAGGTGAATACATATTACCAGACAAGGGATATAGCAAATCTGACGCAGGCACTTTTAAATATTACAAGGATCATGAAGGAGGAATGAATATGAATATATATCAAAAAATGAGTGCAATTACAGCAGAAATCACAGCTGTTGCGAAAAATCTGAATGTAGGTTGGGGGCAAAATTCTTACAAGGCCGTAGGCGAAGCAGATGTTCTGGCCGCTGTAAAACCAATCGAAGAAAAACACGGTGTTTACAGTTATCCTGTCAACCGACATATTATGGACACATCCGTTTTAACTTCAGTCAATTCAAAGGGCAACGAAGTTAGACAGTTATTTATGAGAATCGAAACTACATATAGATTCGTTAATGCTGAAATGCCAGAAGAGTACATTGACATCAAAACGTATGGTGATGGAGTAGATTCACAGGATAAGGCACCGGGGAAAGCGATGACATATGCGGATAAATACGCATTGTTGAAAGCTTATAAGATTATCACTGGTGATGATCCAGATCAGGAATGCAGCAAAGAACTGAAAGGAAAAGCAGCCAAACCTGCAAAATCATGTAAATCAGAAGCGACAGTAAGGCAATTAGAATCAAAAGAGTCCGGCGAGCAGTCAAAAAACACGAGTAATGAGCTATTAAGCAGCGCAGAACGCTCTGCTATTGAGAGTCGATGTAAGGAAGATGGGGTTGATGCAGATAAGTTATTATCTTTGTACAGCCTTAGCTCATTCGAAGGAATGAAATATAAACATTACGATAATATTTTGAAAAACTGGGAAAAAGTAAAAGAAAAATGCGGAGGTGCAAAATAATGAACAGCGTAAATTTAACAGGTAGATTAACCAGAGATCCAGAAATCAGATATACAGATGCAGGGCTTTCGATTGCAAGATTTTCCATTGCTGTAGACAGGAGATTTTATAAGGACGGTGAGCAATCAGCGGATTTTATAAACATCGTATCATTCGGAAAAACAGCAGAATTCATTGAAAAGTGGTTTAAGAAAGGGACGAAAATTGAAGTATCCGGAAGAATTCAGACAGGATCATATGCAAACAATGACGGGGTAAAGGTTTATACAACAGACGTTGTTGCGGAGCAAGTCGGTTTCGCAGAGAGTAAGAACTCGCAAAATTCAGGAGCTAACAGAGTATCAGAATCACATGATGATGGGTTCGTAAATATTCCGGACGGAGTAATCGACGAAGAAATGCCGTTTAATTAGGAGTGATTTTATTGGTTATACAAATAGACAGTAGGGAAAAATCGAGAGCGATTAAAAAAATCATAAAAACATTTGATGAGAAAGGCGTGAAGCATCCAGTATCTAAGTTAATGGTCGGAGATTATATGAACTATGACAACCCACGTCTTGTCGTTGACAGAAAACAGAATTTAACAGAGGTGTGCTGCAATGTTTGTCAAGACCACGAAAGATTCAGAAGAGAACTGGTGAAAGCAAATGAAAATGGAATTAAAATCATATTTCTTGTTGAGCACGGAAAAGATATTGAAACTTTGGAAGATGTTATCTGGTGGGAAAATCCGAGGGGTGCGAAGCGGCAACGGAACAAAGAAACAGGGAAATGGGAAACTGTTAAGACGAAAGCAATGACCGGAAGAACTCTGTACAAAGTCCTATGTACCATCCAGAGGAAGTATGAATGCGAATTCTTGTTTTGCGAGAAAAACGATACCGGAAAGAAGATTATTGAGTTATTGGACGAAAGACATGAATAAAGAAGAGATTAAACATTCACACAGCATGAGAGAGATTGTGGAAAGATATGGGTTCCATGTAAATCGGGCGGGGTTTATTCACTGCCCGTTCCACAAAGGAGACAAGGGAGCATCATTAAAAATCTACCCAGACAGCTTCCATTGTTTCGGATGCGGAACAAATGGAGATATCTTTACATTCGTACAGCTAATTGACCACGTTGATTTCAAAGAAGCGTTCCAGAGTCTTGGTGGAACTTATGAAAAGCCGACATTCCAGTCGAAATTGGCGATATACAGGAGCCGGAAGAAGGCAGAACAGAGAAAGCGAGAAGAGGAAAAGCTTCGGAAAAAAAGAGAGCTGAATAATGTTCTGATTGATGTGCACCGCGATTATATGAATAAATCAGAACCGTTCAGCGAGGTATGGTGCGATTGCTGCAATGCGTTGCAGTACCAGTTATATTTGCATGAAATATTAAACAGAGAAGAGGTGAGGAAATGAGGGAAATGAACGAATTCGATGCAGACAGCATATTGGATGATGAAGTTTTCATCGAATTATTTGAAATGGAAGATCCGATTCTCCGGTCAAAAACAAAAGTGCAGCTCATCAGAAGAGCGAAGCAGCTGGGAGTCAAGTCGGATTTTGAAGAGATTTTGAAAGGATACAATCAGGCTGACCGAGAAATGAAGAGACAGGAACGGGAAAACAGAACTGTTTGCACAGTAGATAACTATACGAATTTCACAGGACCTCACGATCGTATGTATTGCGGCGCCTGGATTGCGGATGATCGCGGCGTGTTCGCACAGAATTCCGGAAGGGTTGATGAAGTGGCTTGCTATCACCCAATCCTACCAGTAGAGCGGCTGCGAAACTTAGAGACCGGGGAAGAGCAAATAAAACTGTCGTACAGGCGAAATAATCAGTGGCACGATATTGTGGTCCCAAAAACGATGATCACATCGGCGAATAAGATCGTGGCATTATCCGGAAGAGGGATTGCAGTTACGTCAGAAAATGCAAAATTGCTAGTCAAGTATCTGGCTGACGTAGAAAATGGAAACGATGATTACATAGATGTGCAGTATTCCACTAGTAAACTTGGGTGGATCAAGGATCAGTTTATCCCCTATGATACAGACATCATTTTTGACGGGGATAATCGATTTAAGCAGACCTTTGAAAGCGTGTCGGAGCATGGAAGTTTCGATGTGTGGTTAAATCATGTTCGAGAGTTAAGGGTGTCAGGAAGAATGGAAGTGAAATTCCTATTGGCCGCATCATTCGCAAGTGTACTGGTTCATGTCTTGGGCGGACTTCCATTTTTTGTCGATCTGTGGGGAGAGACAGAGGGAGGAAAGACGGTATCTTTAATGGTCGCAGCTTCCGTGTGGGCGAATCCAGACGAAAGTAGATATATTGGAGACTTCAAAACAACGGATGTTGCACTGGAAGCGAAAGCGGATATGTTGAATCATCTTCCGATGTTTCTGGACGATACGAGTAAAACATCCGCAAGGATTAGGGATAACTTCGAGGGAATTGTTTACGATCTGTGTTCCGGAAAAGGAAAGAGCCGGTCAAACAAAGACCTCGGAATCAATCGAGAGAATCGGTGGCGGAATGTAATGATCTGTAATGGAGAGAGACCGCTTAGCAGCTATGTCAGTCAGGGCGGTGCAATAAACAGAATCTTAGAGGTTGAGTGTGGCGAGAAAATCTATCAGGATCCGCAGAAGACAGCGGAAACGGTAAAACGGAATTGCGGTCACGCAGGTAGGAAATTTGTGGAGATTATCAAAGAAATGGGAGGAGATGAAATTCGTTCTATCCAGAAAGAGTTTCAGAAGGAGTTATTTAGCACGGACAAGATGCAGAAGCAGAGTATTTCGCTTTCCATCGTCCTGACAGCCGATAAAATAGCCACAGATCTCATTTTCAAAGATGGGCAGTATATTTCGATAGACGAAGCGAAACAGGTGCTTATAGACCGAAATGAGCTGTCTGACAATGAGCGATGCTACCAATATATCCTTGATAAAATCGCAATGAACAGCCAGAGATTTGATGTGTCTTCAAATTGTGAAAAATGGGGAATTATTGAGGATGGGTACGCAGTAATTTACGGGCAGGCATTTAAGGAAATCTGCGAATCTGGGAAATTCTCAAAAAAGTCCTTCCTGTCATGGGCTGCAAAGAAAGGCGTTATTCAGCAGGACAGCAGGGGAAACCCAACAAAGCTGAAAAAGATAGACGGAAGAGCGGCGAGATGCGTGTTTTTGCAACTTGAATCGAAAGGAAATACGGATAATGATGGGTTTGAAAGCATCGATGAAACACAAGAAAAGCTACCTTTTAGTTAAGAGGAGGAAATACAATGTCAAAAGTTGTGAGGATTAGTAATGAAAACTATGATTTTATTGAATGCATGGCGTTCAGGAATGGAGTTCCGATAAATGCAATATTAAATGAGGTGCTGGAAAAATTCAAAAATTCGTCGCCGAATGATGTGATTTCAGTGGAACACCGGGGCAGAAAAGTTGCGATAAGGTAACAAGTAACAAAAGTAACAACAGGAAATCGCGCTATATATACGGAATAAAAATGTGAGAAATTCAAAAATATGAAGTCCCTATATAGGGTAAAAATCATTGTTACTTTTGTTACCAACCTCAAAAACCTGTCAACCATGCTGGTTTGATAGGGTAACAGACTTTTGTTACCGGAAGAAAAATTTTGTTGCTTTGTTACGAAGAGGGTAGTGTATGCACGAAAAAATAACAGATATCCAGAATTTGTTCTGGAAAGCGTATAAAAATTATAAAGGTACCGGCTCAATGAGTCAATACAATGCAGATGTCGATGGGATTATTGAGAAGTACAGGGATGATCATGCTATGTTGAATTTCTGCAAAAACTTGGCAATATCATGGGCGCCGGTTATTAACGAAATGAAAGAAGAGGGTTAAATGAATAAAAGAAAGCTATATAAGCCGTACATAAAGACCATTCAACGCATGATTGAAAATGGATTTACAATCCAGAACATCTATGCAGCAATAAGCGAAGAGAGCGGAATCGATGCAAGTATTGAAACGTTCAAAAACTTTTTAAAAGACAATGATATGCTGCCTGAGTCAAAGAAACAAGAAACTTCGGTTAAGGATATCTTTGGAACAATCGCAAATTACATGGAGTTTCACGAAGGCTGGGTACGGACCAGTTGCCGACTCAACAGGGCGATGTCGAATCCAAACCGGATATTAATGCGGAGGTATTTACAGTAGGCTATGAAAAAAAAGAAAGAGAATCCGAAGAAAAATGAAGTACATATCTGTTCTTCCTGTGGACGGGAAATCATCGGAGATTTTGAGTATGTAAAGACAAAGAGAGGGACGGAATTGTATTTTTGTAAAGATATGAGGTGTAGGAGGAATGACTAATGGCGAAAACAGAAGAAACATGGATGGATGGGATCACAACGGAAATGATGGAGCATATCTGCGACAACCTGTGCAAGTATCCAGATCAGTTAAACGGAGAGCAACTGGAAGATAAATGCGCAGAGTGCAAGATGGGACGGTTTGTGTGCGATATTTTGAACCAATATAACAAGGTGAATGATTTTACAAACAGCCAGTGTGCGAAGCTGTTGGAGCAGATGCATGAGCTGGAAGAGCGTGATACGGCGAAGAAACCGAAAAAATACGGAGTGACAGACAGCCAAGGTGTATTCTATCCATTGGTTGGAGTTGATGGAGTACCGTATGACTTATGTCCGAATTGTGATAGTAATTTATGTACAACTGGTATGTTTAGAAGAAGCAAAGAAAGAATGAAGTATTGTGAGAAGTGCGGCCAGAGATTAGATTGGAGTGAGTAACATGGAAGAATTAAAGAAATGCCCGTTTTGTGGCGGAGAAGCAATGCTGAAAATCCATTATGGATTTGACGAAAAAGTTATATCAGCTTTCGTGTACTGCGAAGAATGCGGAGTCGCAACGCGAAGATGTGCTTTAGAAACAACTGCTATAGGGAAATGGAATAGGAGAGTGGAAGAATGATTAAAGTAAAAGCGGAGGCAAATTATGGTTTTGCTGGAACAAATATGACATTTGAAGAAGAGTTTGGTGATGATGTAACTGATGAGGAAATCGAAGAAGCTATGAGAGATATGGTTATGGAACAGGTTAATTGGTCATGGGAGAAAGAGTAATTATGAGCAGAGAAATCCTTTTTAAAGCAAAGAGAAAAGATAACGGCGAGATTATATGTGAATGTTTTGGGGGTTATACAACAGAGATTATCAATCATGGAAATATTTTTGATAATCTGGATTTGTTGGAGGTGGAATAAATGTCTATTTATAGAGAAGTAACAACAGAAGTTTACTGTGATGTATGTGGAGAAAAAGTTATAGGATGGAATAGTACAGGAAATGGAGTGAGTAAAATATGGGCGGGATATTTTGCAAGATTAAGGGGTTGCACAGTAGGGAAAAAGGTAGTGTGCAAACAGTGTCGAATAAAGAAACGTATAGAAAAATGCAATCTACGAAAGAGGTATGGATGCGTAGAAAAAGATGAGAACGGTGCTTGCTTGGGGATTGGTGAACAATGGAAAGAGGAACCTATGGAGCAATGCAAACACTGTATTGCGTACGCTGCTTTTGACTGGGAAGAAGAAAGGAAACGGTTGAGCAAATGAAAAAAAATAAATGCAAGAAGTCTTTTTATGTAGATAAATACGATGATGATGGATTTTTGATTGAAAACGATGGAATGGTAATTGAAGAAGTGAAAATTTACGAATTAAATGAAAGTGAGTACATGATGATTGGTGGGAAAGACCATGTTCATCTTGACGCTGTAGATGATGGTTCATGGTTGGAAATTACAAAATAGCATTTGGAAAAATATTTTGAACTGTTGGAGGTGGAGTGATGAAAAAATATGATATTTTAATTGCAAAATTGTATGCGTGCTGTGGAAATCAGGAAGAGTTTCCGCGTGAGCCGATTACCGTTGATACTAATAAAATGAGCGAGTTATTGGAAGGTGTATTTATAAAAGCAGGATTGTTGGAGGCAGAGTGATGAGAGTTATAAACGAACACGAATGTAAAAGCCTTGCGGCACAAAGTTACAATGATGAGGAGATGGCTGTACAAGAAATGGTATTGGACACGAAACACGGAGTTGAGTACAAGGGGTGGTATTTAGTGTTTTATGGCAAAGAGGCGCATGTGGCGTTTGGAATTAAATATTGCCCGTATTGTGGAGAACTGTTAAGGAGCGAGGAAAAATGAACGTATTAGAGAAGATTTTGGAAGAAATAAAAGAAGTAGAGAAAAAGTTTGTAGTTGGACATGAAGTATTATTTGCGTTAGGGGCCGAAATTAGCGGTATTATCCGTTCGCACATGGATGATGTTCCGGATAATAACGACGGTTGGATTCCGGTAAGTGAGAAATTGCCGGAAGATGATGATATGAGATTCTATATGTGTATTGTCGAAAATCACGAAGAGGATTTGCCGATGTTCTGCCAGTATGATAGTGAATATGGATTTGGATTTTGGGATGATATTTACGATTCGACAAGTTTAGGATTCGTTGATACGGTGTTTAAAACAAATGATGAATTGGGGTATGA